GAAACTAGTAAACCTATTGCTGGTGGTACTTTTGATTCAGCAAGTTTTCAAAAAGATTACCAATATGTTCAACAAAATCTTAAAGATCTTGTCAACAATGGAAATGTTGCTCTTGAAAGTGCATTAAAAGTTGCAACGGAATCTGATAGCCCAAGAGCATTTGAAGTTGTTGCTATTTTGTTAAAGACTATGGCCGATCTTAATAATAACGTTTTAGACGTTCATAAAAAAGCCAAAGATGTTACAGGAAGTAAAGTAGAAGTAAAACAAACAAACAATTCAGTTTTCGTTGGTTCTACAAAGGATTTGCAAAATCTATTAAATAAAGAGCGAAGTACAGAAAAAGAAGTTGTGGATGTTGAGGTTGTGAAAAATGAACGAAAAGAATAATACTGGTTATAGAAATAATCCAAAATTAAAACCACCTGGCGTAGAACTTCAATATACGGAAGAACAATTAAAAGAATATGTCAAGTGTGCAAACGATCCTGTATATTTTTGTAGTAAATACGTAAAAGTAAAAACCCTAGACAAAGGCGTAATGCCTTTTGAACTATATGATTACCAACAAAAATTTGTAAATGCTATCCATGCAAATAGATTTGTAATTTCAAAATGGCCCAGACAATCTGGTAAATCTACATCAGTAATTGGATATATTACTCATTATGTAACTTTTAATCAATCTGTTAGCTGCGCAATCCTTGCAAACAAATTAAAAACCGCTAAAGATGAATTATTTGCAAAATTACAACTTGCATATGAAAATTTACCACATTTTTTACAACAAGGTGTAGTTGAATGGAATAAAACTTCATTTAAACTAGAAAATGGTTCAAGAGTTATATGTGACGCAACTTCATCTAGCGCAATTCGTGGTGGATCTTTTAACTTGCTTCTTCTTGACGAATACGCCTTCTTGCCCTCTCACGTGGCCGAGGAGTTCTATTCATCCACATATCCAACTATATCCGCAGGTACAACAACTAAGCTCATAATCGTTTCTACGCCCAATGGGATGAATCACTTTCATAAACTATGGGTAGATTCAAACAGACCAGACGGGCATAAATTAAAAAATAAATTTATACCTGTAGAAGTAAATTGGAGAGAAGTTCCAATAACACCCGGTGGCCCAAGAAGAGATGATGTCTGGGCAGCGGAACAAATAGCAAATACTAGTGAAGAACAGTTTCAACAAGAATACGGATGCAGTTTTCTCGGATCTTCAAATACATTAATTTCTTCTACAAAATTAAACGTACTGGCTCCAGAAGAATTTTTAAGTGAAGATTCGGAAGGTCTCAGAATTTTTGAAGAACCTAAAAAAGACAATATTTACTTTTTAATGGCAGACGTTGCACGTGGGCAGGGTTCAGACTATTCTGCATTTACGGTCGTTAGTGGAAATGAATCACCGTATAAAGTTGTTGCAACTTATAGAAATAATACAGTAAGTCCCTTTAATTTTCCAAATGTTATTAAAAAAGTAGGTGAAAGATATAATAATGCTTACGTTTTAGTAGAAACAAATGATATAGGTGGTCAAATTTCAAATATTTTGTATAACGATTTGAGTTATGAAAATCTTTTGATGACAAGAATAATGGGAAGAAAGGGGCAAGTTTTATCCCAAGGATTTGCTCATGGTAAAAGTGAAATGGGATTGAGAACAACCGCTCAAACAAAAAAATTAGGCTGTGCAATTTTAAAAAGACTTGTAGAAGAAGACAAAATTTTAATCAACGATGAAAGAATTGTCCAAGAGTTGATGACCTTTGTATCAAGATCTAATACGTTTAAAGCTGATGATGGGCACCACGATGATTTGGTTATGACTTTGGTGTTTTTTGCGTGGCTTTGTAGGCAAGAATATTATGCAGATTTAATCGAATCCGCAAAAATGAATTATGAAGAAGCCAAAAAACCAGAAGATGATAACGTTTTGTTTATGTTAAATCCAGATGAGGGGGAAGATGGTGAATTCAAAGCAAATGGTGTTCTCTGGTATCCTGCTTAAAAATTATAAATAATTTTAAGGTAAAAAAATGGCAAACCCAAAGCTAAATTCTTTTTTAAATCCTAACTACTATAATCAAAGTTCAAATACAAACCCTCTCCTTTATTATGGATTTTTGGCTGGGTCTACTTATGCTCCCCCATCTTTTAATGGAGTCTCTGGTGCTGCCAGCAACAATCCCGGAGGATTGTTTGGCTGGTTAATTTATTCGAGAACAGAACTTTCAATTCCAACAAAAGGTGCTACAACGGATTCTTATATTGTATATACTGATCCAAATGACTTAGTATTTGATTTAGATCAGTTATCTGGTGTTACGGCTTGTTTGCTTACAACTTCAAATACCCAAGGTGGAACTTTTGGTTTTTTCTCATCAGATAGATCTGAAATAACCGGAAAAACAAACGGAAATGATTTCCTATCGGCATTATATTCACTTGCATATGGTGGGGGAATTGTAATTGCTGGAAGCACAATAGGATTTATAAATTATGAAACTGCCAATGAAAATTATCTAGACCTTTTAATGTGTAAAGGAACAACAGCAGAAGCCAGATATCTTGAAAATGCAGTTTCTACTATAGGAATTTTTCCATCAGTTAATGATGGTGCAGGACAAACAGCATTAAATTTTGATGCACTGTTTACATCAGCAGCTTTAGTTAGCGGTAGCACCGTAGCAGATAGAATTGTGTCTGTAAGTGGAAAAAATTACAAATCTAAAATTCCAACTTCAAGTTTGGATAATAATACAACTTTTACACATACTGCAAACTTGGTACCCGATGTAGTTGGTGCATTTACTAATGCAAAATTAAGAAATACCATTTATTACACTGTTGCGGGGCTAGACACTTCGCCAGTATTAAATGGTGTAGTCCAAACACCTATATTGTGGACAGATACCGGGACAAAAAATACATTTAAGAAAAATAGAGTAAACTTTTATACACAATCAAATAAAACTTATTTTATGGGATTAGATCTTGTCGGAGCCACTGCCGGAACAGATTCGTCTTACACATCAAATGAAAGAATCGGTCCATCTAAATTAAGAGTAGATATTGAAACAAATGTTAGAACCATTGTATTAAAATATGTGTTTTTGCCAAATAATGCTACAACAAGAGCTTCAATAACATCAGAAGTTTCATTTTATCTGCAGTCATTGGGTGCATTTTTGGATCCAGCATTTACACAAATTGCTTGTGACAGTCAAAATAATCAAGACAACAGTTCAACTCTTGTTATTGATATAACTGTTAAGCCACTAATAGCATCTGAAGAATTTAGAATTTCTGTAATTACACAATCAAGCACATAATATGGGAGTATCAATAAATTCAATTCAAGCTTTTAAAGAAAACTTTGGAGGAGGCTCCAGAGCTAATAGATTTGAAATCGTGAATGAATCATCTATGTGGCCGACAGGGGTTAAAGTAAACGCTAAAGAATACTATAAATTTTATTCGTCATCGTTGCCAAGAACAGAAGTTGGAACGGTTTATGTTGGTTATAGAGGTAGAACTTTATCTTTAGCTGGAGATAGAAGCTACACTGTTTGGAATATAAGCATTTATGATGACAACAATACTACAGATAATCTTTGGCAAGCATTTCATAAATGGAAAGAAAAATTAGACGGCCACATTAATCACCAAGTTGATACAGCAGGTTCTGCTGGTGGCAATTATGCCTCTTATAAACATTTACAAAAAAATTGGACAATAAACCAATTACAAATAAACGGAGATAAACCGATAAGAACAATTAAATTAGTAAATTGTTGGCCAAGTCAAATTGGTGGCATTAACTTAGATATGAGTTCCCCAAATCAAGGAAATTTTAGTGTTACTATGACTTTTGATTGGTTTGAAATATTGTAATGGAGAAATACTATGCCATCAATTTTTGATTTCAAACAAGCTTTTAACGGTGGAACCAGAGAAAATAGATATATTATTTCTGGTAAATTTCCACAAAATATCGGTGAAGCAATAAGCCATTTTCACGTAACTGCTACTCAAATTCCAACCGTTTCCACTTTAGTAATGGAATACAACTATTTTGGAAGAAAAGCATATTATCCGGGTGAAAAACAATATGGTTCTTGGTCTATAAGAATTCTAGATGATATTAATGATGGTACTGGAAATACAAGAGATATGTGGAAAAAATTTAGTGATTGGCAAAATTTAATAAATTCACATACAACAAATATATCTTCACCACAAAATTCTTACAAAGTAGATAACTGGAAAGTTCAACAACTAGATTTAAATGGTGAAACCCCGATCAAAGAGTTTGGTTTGAATGGTTGTTGGCCTAAAACAATAGAACCGATTGTTTTTAACATGGCAAATCCAAATACTTTAAATCAATTTGCTGTTGTTTTGATATATGATCAGATCACTCTAAGCTCTGGAAAGACATCAATAACCAAAATAACCCCAATAAACCAAACCTAATTATATTAGA